CATCAAGACTACCAGTAACTGTTAAAACTTCAAATGTATCACATTCTACATAAGTAAATGTTCCAGGAAACTCAAATATTGAAACATATTCATGATATGTACAAGGACAAATAGTTGTAGATGTGGTGGTGGTAGTTGGTGAAGTACAACAAATAAATGAGTTAGTTAAATATGCATCTCCTATTATAATAACACTATATGTATTATCCACACATAGACATTGAAGAATATCATCTGCTTGTGCTGTAACAGCTTGAGTTGATCCACAAGGAACATATATTACACTACCAGGATTTATTCTTGGTCCAACTAAGGTATATGTAGTACAAGAACAAGGAAGTGTGGTTGTTGTTGTAGTTGTAGCACCACAACATACAGCTAATGTATTGTTTATATTAACTATACTAGTATTAATATTTATAATTTGTGTAGTAATATTAGTAACTTGTATATTTAATATATTGATTTGAGTAAGTAAGTTGCATATAATTTCATCAATCTTTTGTAATATCACATTAAGTGTATCACATGGCTCAGCTATAATGCAATCCAATACAGGACCATTATAAAGCACATTACTAGATAGAATTACATTAGTTCCACATTGATCTTGTCCACAACCAGTATTAGGAAGTGTAGAAGTGCATCCACAAGGACTATTTAAAACTACGTCTGTACAGCAAGGATTAACTGGTAAAAAAGAATATGCCATCTTATTGATTTATTAAGGTATGTATATAATATAGTAACAACCTATACTAGGTTGAATATTTGAGTGAGGTTGATCACCACCTGAAGGAGCATTTGTAACGCCTACAGTTATGTTAGTTTTACTTTCTGAACTTTTTCCAACAGTTGGTAGTAAGGTAGTATCATTTGGCTTTGATAATCTATAATCATTGTCCCCACCACTTGACCATTGTCTCATAACATAAGAAGTAGCGTCAATATTAGCAGAACCTGTAGTAGTATTTACAAAATTAAAATGACTATGTTTAGGATCAGTAACAATAGCAGTTGCAGTGTGTGTATGAGAACCAAGTTGTAGAGCAGTAAGTACAATTTGATTAGTACCTGTTACAGTACCTATTGCATAATTAGGATTACCTGGTAAACTTGGATTAGTTTCAGGAGTTACATAAGCATTAGTTCCCATAGCATTAGAACCTACCAACACTCTACCTCTTAAATCAGGTGTACCATTTTGTCCATTACATAAATAAATTTTTATCCAATCCCCTATACCAGATCCTGTACCATCAAACTTACCTGCTAAGAAAGCAGCAGTTGGATAAAAAGGTATTGGAGTGTAAGGAACCATTTTAGTATTTACTAAATTAGCTCCTGGTATACTATCAAGATATGCTTGAATATAAGTATCAATATCAGCTACACTTACATAGTTTGTTACAAGATCTAATGCTAATGCATCTAACTCAATTTCTAGTTGACAAAGTTTATTTATTACAGCTTGTACAATAGCATGTGTATTTGAAGAAGCTGTAACACCTGTCAAACATCCAATTGTGTAATCTGCATTTAATATAGCAAGTTCAGCAACTATTGCATCTACTTGTTCTTGAAGATCGCAAGCAGCTTCTATAAGAGCTTTTGATATATCTACAATTGTTAAGTCTCCACATGTTGGTAGATATTTATTTACAAGTGTACATACCACTGTAGATCCAAGATCTATTTTTATTCCTGTACCATCTAATGTTGATACAAGAAATGTAATTAAAGCTTGTTCTACAAACGATAATGAATCACCAGTTTTTATTCCTAGGACAGGAACATCTATTCCTGTATATTTTACACATCTGTCAGAGACAATCTCTGTACATCCATTGTAACAATTTGAGCAAGTTGACATATTTTTATGTATTAATAGTGGTTATATTTGTTTTTTAGATATGTTTCAATCCCAAGAACTTCAGTAGGTGTTAGTGTTGTATTATAAATTATAATTTCAGAAAATGCTACATCACCTTGTTCAGGTGGATTAGGATAAGGCCCACCTTGAGAAAAGATTCTAAAAGGACGACCTAAAAATAAATAACTTGCATTATTACTTGTAACTGGTGCACCATTATTTAAAGATAAATATTGATCAGTTAAATATCCTTCTAGTCTAAATGTATAATAAGTACCTAGTGATATAGGTAAATTTAATGTAGTTGGAGTGTTAAGACCAATTTTACCATTTACTGAAGGTGTAGTATTGGTATATATTTCTGCATTATCTGTCTTGAACATATAGTTCAATGCTCCTGGAGAACTAATAACTTTACCAACTACAAATATAGAAACTCCTGTAGCAGAAACATTAGGAAGATTAGCAACTGTTTTCATGTTTGCAAGTGTTGCATAATCAACTTTCTTAACAACTGTAGTGCTTAATGTTCCTACAACATCACTAACTGCTTCTGGATAATAAGTTGACTCAGTATTTAAATCATTACCTAATATAGATTGATCCTCCCAATTAGTAACTTCTGTTGTACCAATTACACCAACGTCTCCTTTATACCATGCCCATAATCCAGAAATGTCATCAGGACTTATTGGAGCAACTGTAGTTGTAGTAGTTGTAGTAGAGGAAGAACTAGTAGTAGTTGTAGGTACTGCAGTAGTAGTTGTGCTTGTTGTTGAGCTAGTACTAGTTGATGTGCTTGTACTAGTTGATGTGCTTGTACTTGTACTAGTGCTACTAGAACTAGTTGTACTTGTTGTTGGTGGTATAGTGGTAGTTGTACTTGTTGTTGATGAACTAGTACTAGTTGTTGTACTGGTACTGGTAGAGGTACTAGTTGATGTGCTTGTACTACTAGAACTAGTAGTGGTTGTACAATCTGTACAAGGACAAAAAAGTGTGGTTGTAGTGGTAGTTGTAGGTATAGGTATAGCTGTTGTTGATGTAGTGGTAGTAGGATTTGGTACAATAGTTATATCACAAGATTCCTCTATACAAGGTTCTGGTGTATTACATCTACTAACACATCCCACTGTAAGACGTATCACTTTACTAGATATCATGTTTATAGAATAGTCCTGTACATAACTAGGATTAACAAGTTTGTACATTAATATTCTTCTATATCCTATCAATTGAGTTATGTCATCAGCAGGCACAGGTTTGTTCAACATATATGAAATATTGTTGTACAAATTATTACCAAGTTCTGCTAACTTACAATCTATTTTTTTAAGTAAAGAAGGAATGTTAGCACATTCTGGGCAATCAGTTAGTCTTGGTGATAACATAATAACAATTTTATTTATTAGCTTTTGCAGCACATGCTGCACACACTCCATTTTTCAGCTGACATCCACAGCCTACATTAGCTCCACATCCTGAACATTGTGCCATAATTAATAAAAGTTTATTAAGTAGTTGTTACCAGAACAACCACAGTTGGTTCTTAAAAAGTTATTTAACATATTATCTGCCTGAGCATATAATGTATTTGATTCAAATTCTGCACAGTTATTAGCTGCTGCAATTGCTCCTTGTATAAAGAAGTTAATTGTGTTTAATGTTACGCTAGATTGCGTTTTAAGGGCTCTATCACACTCCATCATATTTAATTGAAGAAACGCACTGTCAAACTTCTCTTGAAGCTTGTCAACACGTATTATTGTCTTCTCTACATTATATAAGTATGAGGGAGCTACAGAATATTTTAATCTATATATTCCATCAGGAAGTGGTTGATTACAACCTGGTTCTGTGATTCCTAAATTAGATGATGTAAATACATTGATGTCATTAGGAACGAATGGTAGTATTTTGGTTCCAAATCCTGGAATATCAATCTCAATAAATGGTGCTGACACCACTGGAGGATTGGTAGGATATACAGAAGAATCTGCAACACCAAGTGCAAGTACACTATAAGTAGGAATTACTAATATATCTAATTGTAAGTTTGCCATGTTTTTATAATAATTATGCCAGAGGAATATGAGTGTATCCTCTTTCCCCTGGCATAGGTTATTTAATAATATTTACTGTTCTTAGTCTTAAGGAATAAGAGTAGAAGTAGTAGTTGTTGTAGATGCAGGAGCACTAGATGTTGTAGTTGTAGTTGTGATACAAGGAATACCTTGATCTACTACAGTACCTAATCCAGCAACTAACACAGCTTCAATTGCAGCAGAAATACCACTTGTTGTAGCATTTGGAATAGCAAGAATTACTGTAGAATCTTCATGGATATAATCACCCCATTGGTACTCAGATTTGTTGTACTCATTGAATCTGATATAGAATGTGTCATAAGTTGTACCAGCAGAAACCCAAGATTCAAAATTCTCGTTGTAACCAGCCATTCTATATAAATGTTTCAAGTAACCTGCTTGGTAGCTGTAGAAGTTTTTCTCTAATTGAGTAATTTCTGCAGATGTACCAGTGGCATAAGAAGCACGTTGAGTGATAACAGGAGTGGCAACAAAGTTACAAGCATCTGCAACAATAAAGTCAGCAGTAGTAGCAGGTCCAGCATATACAAATGTTCTGAAAGACATTCTGTCATATTCAAATGGGAACGCTGCAACATCACATGGTTGTCCATATTGAGTTAATGGTTTTCCTGTAATACGTAAGATAGTTCCACCTACATTTTCAAATGTAAAGAATGTGTTGAAGCTAATGTTATCAGGGTTGATACCAGAAGCTTGTTGTGTAAGTTTTGCAATTAACAAGTCAATGATAGTGTTAGCACTTACATCATCACATGGATTTTCGTCACAACCACAGCATGGAGCTTGGATAGTTACTGAACGAGTGAAACCATTGAAATATAATGTATCAATATAAGAAGAGTGTGCACGTAAAGTTAACGTGATGCTTTCTCCACATTGTACAGTGAAATCAGTTACATCTGTAATTTGATTAGCAGCTGTAGGACATCCTGATACTTTGTACCATTCTGTTACGTTTGAGCTACAACCAGATCCAGAAGGACATCCTTTGATCTTATCAGATCTTTTAGAGCCTTGTAAATAAGTGTTTGTTCTACCTTGAGCTACGTAGAAATAAGGAGAAGCAGCAATGTTCGCAGCAGTAGCTAACGAATAATCGCTTCTAAAAATACCAACTTGTCCTGCTGTCAAGTTTTGTGTTGAGCCAGAGCTAGGGAGTGCAGTTTGCCCCACTGGAACCACGAAGAGCGTGGTTAATGAAAAATCAGCCATTTTATTTATTTATTAAGTTAAAAATTTACTCGTTTGTTTGTATTCTGAACTGAGCACTTTGTACTGCTGCAGCATTCTCAGTATACATTGCTAGATTCTGTACTGTTAAGTCTAACAATTCATCCTCTAAATATAATTCAAGTTCACAATCTTGATCAAATGATGGAAGACCATCTAACATTATATATCCTGTTTTGTTTATATACACTGGATATCTCATGTACATTATCTGTATATTCTTAGGAGTGAACGTTCCATCAGTGAATATAGAGATTTTATCAGAAGCAAGAACATTAAATGTTTCTTGGTATTCAAAGCTTGGTTTATAATGATCATTGTTTAATATAAACTGTAGATCACCATGTTTAGCAAGATCTCGATTGATCCAAATTCTTCTATCCTTACATCTTCCTTTATCAGCTAAGACATATGAATCTACATAGAACATATATTGTGGCGTAAGATTATGAACATTAGCAGACCATTGATTTAAATTAAGATCTTCTAATACTAGTGGCAATGGTTGATGATTATAATCTAATATAAGACTCTGTAAGTCTTCATAACGTTTCTTAAATGAATCTTGTCCTAATTGACTAGAAGTACTAATACCATCAATCTTTTGCTTTATCAACTTTATCTGAGCCTCATTCAAAGCTAAGATTTTGTCTTCTAATTGAATCTGTTGGTGCTCATTAGTTGATAGTTTATTTAGTTTCTGATCGATCTTATATAATAAACTATCTACTGGTATCATATGCTTTTATATTTTTAAACTAGCCACTTATATAGCAGCTAGTTTTTTAGTTTTCAATTTTCCTTCTAATACTAATAACTCATCTTGGTTATCATCATCAGCTAAGAATTTTACTAAATCTTCTTCATCTTTAGCTATTTCAAATTCTCCTTCATAAACCTTACCATTAGGTTTAACTCTATAAATAGAATGTGTTACAGCTTGTTTTACTAAATCTTTAATATGGAGTAAAGCTTCTTTCATGTCAGCAAATCTATTAAAAACTTCAACTGGATTCAATCCTGAATACTTACCATTCTTGAATTCTGTTTGTTTCAATACATTATCTACTAAGTTGTATACCACTTCTTCTTTTGAATCTTCTGATACTGGAAGCCCTAAAAGTCTTGCAACTTTACGTTTCTTCTCAGGTGTCATAGAATCAAACTTAACAATTGCTTTGTTAATCAATTGTTTTTTCTTGTAGATCACTGCATTCTCTATCTCATCATCAACAACATAAAACTGTGTCTCTGCTGGATATTCACCTCTTTCCCAAGCTTGATGGCTTGATGCAATAGTAGGATGTACTCTTAACCATGAAAAGGCTATTTCTTGGAAAGCATTTACTAAATCAAAATAGTTATCACCATCCATTAATTTAACTGCTTGCACATGTGTTTGATCATCTGGAGATAATGATAATCCATAGTTCCAGAATTTAGAACGTGGTCCAAGATCAATATCACCTATTTCGTCTTCAAGTCTTTTTCTAAGAGTAGTTACTCTTTCAACTTCAAGTTCTCTTTCAGTATCATCTTTAATTCGTTTGATGTAAGTAGCGTCTGGATCTAGTCCTGTTCTGTATTTACCATCTAATTCCTTATAAGGATATTTGAATACACCTGTTCCAGGGATTCTTGTCATTCCTTTTTGTGCTAACCCACTATCCATAGTTTGCAATTGCGAACTATTGTATTCTCTTTTGATAGTAGAAATTTTGCCTGTCTTACCCATATGTAGTTAATTTAATAATTTGGTTTTATTTAGTAGAGTGTTCCCATTGAAGGGTCTGGCTATCAGGAAATCCTGATCCATCACTCTGGGTTGAGAATCATCCCCTCTAGGAGGGAGAGGAGGTGAGGGGAGTCATCTCGAAATTTTATTCTTAGAATTGTGGGATTTCCTCAATCAACACAGTTCTAGAAAGATCTTCAATAAATACGTCACATCTGTCTTTCATCCAGATTTCGTATCCTGGGAATTTGTTAGCTGAACTCATACCTTGAGACTTAGCAAAACCTAAGTGGTGACGAGTACCATCAATATAACCCCATGTCATAGAAGGAGCACCTTTCATACGTACTTCTCTAATGTTGTTTACCATTGAACCATCAGACATTGGAGACACATCAAACACCATAAATACTGGCGTAGATTTTTTGTTTTGTCCAAACTCTAAGTTAGTTTGTGGTAAATCTAATTCTTTTAAGTGGATCAATTCAACACGACCAGTCTCACGTGTAACCATTGCATCAAATGCAAAGTTGTAAGTGATATGTTGTCCTTCACCTTGTAAATATCTGTTTCCAGAATCTGCCATGAACGTAAGACCAGAGTTTAATGCATCTGTTTTCAAAGCTTGTTGGAATACATCGAATCCAGCTTCATTAGTATACATTTTTACACTTCTGTCTTTTACATCCACTCTTCTGTAGAACAAGTCTCCAAATACTGAACGAATCAAGTTAGCAGAGAATTCACCTCTGTTGTATTGTACCAAGTTTCCATTGTTACGCATTCTGTGGTATACACCAGCAGATGTTCTTTTCAATTCTTGTTTAGAACCATTAGTTTTAACTGTACCAGGCTTAGCCCAAATCATACGTTTAACTTTTAATTCTATCATTGACTTACGCATCCAGAACTCAATGAATGGCTCCCATTTAACATCATTACGAGTTAAAGGTAATTGGTTACGTCTTTGTGGAGCATATACTAAAATGTCAAGTGGCTTACCAGAAGCATCTCTCATCATTTTGTCATCAGCCCATTCTGTGATTTTGTGCTCATATCCATATGCAGAACCTAAAGATTCAAACATAGTGATTTGCTCACCAAGTCTTGGAAGACCTAATAAGTCTTGATCAAACTCACCAATAGCAGCATCAACTAATTCTAGTTCAATACCATATTGTAAGAATGTAGGGTTTACAAAGTCAATTGTTGGATTGTCAGTTACTAATGTAAATGAATAAAGATACCCCATGTTCCATGGTTGTGGATCTTTGATCACGTAGAAACGTGGACCATACTGACGTGTACCTACAGAAATGATAGCATTTTTAGAAAACTCATTAGTATCTAATACTAAAGAAAATTCTTGACCATCGATACCTGTCTTACCAGCATCAATTAAATCTTGCGTAGAAGCAGGAATGTCAATAATTTTTGGGAATTTGTAAGGAACTGCTACTTGCCATTTCCATGCATCACTATTATTATCAATGTAATAAGGTGTGCTTTTGTTGATCATGTCCAAGAAGTCATTACTGTACAATGAGCTCTGAGTATATAAAGAGATAATCTTTTTATCATAATCAGCTGGCTCTGTTGAGTGAAAACTCTCTAAGTGATTTGAGTCTGTAAGTTTCCCTACTGCACGTTTGTCCATAGACGCAACACGAGCATAAGTAAAACCTGTTAACCCAGGGATTGTTTGAATTGCCATTTGTTATTCGTTTTTGTTAATTATTAATTATTTTTTTGTTATAAAAACCATGAATTAGGTTTAGCTCCTGAACCACTAGTTGTTTTAGACTTGGTTACTTGTCTTGCAACTTCTCCAAACAGTTCGTTAGATTTCTTTGTAACGCCTGTTCTTTGTATAGTTGATAGTGTTGGATCTTTCTCTAACATCTTCATAAGAAGTCCTAACTTAACTTTCATTGCATGGTTCTCTGGTCTTTTCATATCCAAGATAGCACGATCGAAGTCTGAAAGAAGTTCTCCTGAAGGAGTTTTCCATTTATCAACTAATAAGAAGTCTTGTAGTTCTACTGCTAATTTTGGATTGATAGGAATACCATCAAACTCTTTTGTTTTCACCTTCTCTTGCAAGATGGATTGTACGTTGTTTATGTATTGATTTCTGATTTGAGCTTTTTGTTGTAACTCAGCTTCAGATTTCTGTTCTAGTTGGTGAAGCTTAACTGCTTCTTTTTTAACCAAAACTTTATGATGTTTTACAGCTACGCTTTCAAGATCACCATAGTTTTTAAACCTTTCGATTTCTGTATCAACATCTTCAGGTTCAAATCCTTGATTTAGTAATGCTTGTTTAACTACCTTTACTTGATTGTCTTCATTAGAAAGATCCATCTCAGCAAAATTCACCACTTGATTATAAACACCAAAGTAATCTTTTGGATTAACTCCTTTCACAAATATGGCTTCAAAAGCTTCTTGATAATCTTCTCCAAATTGTCCTATGAAATTATTTACTGTTTCAATTGCACCTTTTTTCTTTTCTTCATTGAATCGTTCTAAAAACTCTTCTGCAGTGGATACTGGTTCTGGATCTTCATCATCATAATCATTAGTAAACACTCCTAGTTTATAAAGATCATTAGCAAGAGCAGTGAACTGTGTACCTTGTGGAGAGTCATCATCATTATTATCTGTATCTGTATTATTATCAACACTTACAGATTTTACAGGTTTTGATACTGGAGCATCATCTTCTGCATCATCATCATCACTTAAGAAATCAGCAATCATTGATTGTCCTTCTGCTTTCTCTTCATCTGTTTTACCATCAACGCTTTTAGGAGGAATAATATCCTTACCTTTTTTTACTGCTGGAGCTTCTGGAGCTTCAGGAGCATCTGCGTCTTTTATAATAGGTGTGACATCATCTGGATTTGATGTTGATGTCTCAGGGGAAAACAAGTCATTCAATAGTTCTTGGTTACCCATTCCCATTTCCATAGTACTTTGGATACTAAAGTTATCTAAATTATCAGCCATATGTAGTTGTATTTATGTTTGGTTTTATTTATGTAAAAGTATAATAAGGGTTTTTAATATCAAAGGATTATGAATCAATGTGATCCAATTTTCTAGATAATATAGCATTAATATGTTTTACCCTATGTTTGGAAGAACTTTTTTTAACTTTTTTTGTTATTTCTTCCCTTAGCATTTTCTTTTGCAACAGCAAGATCATTCTGCATGTTCTCTCTTTCTACTTGTAATTTTTCTCTTTCTATAGACATTTTATCAGAAGCTTGTTTATTTTTAGATTGTATCTCATTCATCTTTAATCCATAGTCTTTAGTAGCATTAGCTTGATCATTAGAAAGTTTACTCATCTCCAATACATCAGGAATAGTATTCTCATTAGCATCTTCACTTTCTACATTACCAAATCCTGTAGCTTGTATAATAGCAATCTTTTCTTTAGATATTCTATCAAGTTGTTTTTGATAATCATCATGAGCTTGTTGTTCTTGTTGCATCTGTTGTGCAGATTGTATTTGAGCTTGTTGAGCTTCTTGTGCCTGTTGAAGTTTTTGTTGTTCAAGTTGCTGAGCTTGTTGTTGCATAGCCTCTTGCTTGTCTCTAAGATCTTTGAATGTCTTCTTCATGTCTCTCATAGACTTGGTAGTATATAATTCTACTACATCATAAAGTGTGCCACCATTCTGAATAAGAGCTTGAGAAAGTTGTCTAAGTTCTTGGAACATTTGTTGATCTTCTGGTCTATTAGTTAAGAACACTTTAAGATCTCTAAACTTAAGATCTGATCCATTCACTTGCACAAATGCAGACTCTCCTTCGTTTGTAATATATGATAATGTACTCTCAGGTTTAGAACTCTCTACATATAATGCAGCATCTATAATAGCTTGGTATAATTGTCCCATAACATATTCATGTGCAATGAATAGAGGCTCTGTTTGCGAATAACTTTGTTGCATAGCAGCATTAGTTCCTGTAGCACTTTCAGAGGCAGAAACATTTCCCATACGTTGTCTAGACATACCTACAAGTTCCCAACACTCAGTCTTAAGTTGTTGGGCCAATGTATATCTTGCTTGTATCTCCTGTGTACGTGTAAGATCAAGAGCTGTAAATTGATTGAATGAACTAGGAGCTTTTAAGTTCTCTGGACTGTCATCAATAAATACCACTCCTCTGTTACGTGCTTCCATTTCCCATATATCAAGAGCATCTTGTGCATCTCCATCTTTAGGAATAGGAATATGTCTAATTGACATAAGTTGAACCTTACCAACCTCTTTCTCTAGAAGTTTGTACAATTGGTTCATACATACGTTATATAGCACTTGAAAAGGTTTCATAAGATCTACTAGACTTCTAGCTTCTGTATTCTTCACCTCATATGTTGTTCCTATAATAGGACAGTAGTTTAGAAGCTTGAATGGTTTGATGTGATAGATATCTGGTCCTATCTTAGTTCCTTGATACCACTCATTAATCCATCCCCAATCTAATGATATCTGTGTAGGGATTGTACCTGATTTATAACTTTCATCAACAAGCATAGATTGCTCATTACCCATTTCATCTGTATAAATCAACTTACCTATTTTCTTTTTAGAAATCCAATAACTTCTAACAACAACATACTTATAACCAAATGAGCTTACATTATTAGTAAGTCCTAAGAAGTCTTTTAGTCCATCATTGTTCTCTTTCATCTCTGATTCAATGATCATACGTGTCTGTAACACTAATGGATCAAATGTATCATACATTACAGAGTCTTGTCCTGGAATAGCATCTGGATTACCTAAATTAGATTCACGTACATTAATCAGTCCATAATCTTGGAGCGATGAACGTAAGTGGTCAATCTCCTCTTTCGTAAGATCTGGTAAGCTTTCAATGATCTCTGAAAGCTCCATAACTTGTACTGTACCAGCAGCATAGGCTCCTTGAGCTCTCCCAGTTGGATCTGATATCCATTTTCTATCAGGAGTTGTAAGAAACCAAGTGTTCTTTGGGTTGGCCACTTCGATATTGAAACCAAGTTTCGAGTTGTCTTCATATATATGGTAAAATTCTCTTGCTGATATTAGAAGATCTCTGAATGCATCTTCTGATTTTTCTTTTATATTAAACTCAGCTTTTTGACATGTAAGAATGTGGTTAGCCCATTTCTCAGCAACAGATGTATAGCTATCTAATTGATCTTTAACCTGTTCCATTGTAATTTGGTCTAGTTGTTCAGGATCTATCTCACTAGGATCTTCACCTTGCATAGCCATCTTCTGTAAGATTTGTTGCTTAGCTTGACTCATTACATATTTTTGTAACGTATCTGTTTTAAATTGTAGTTCTTCTGCTTGACTATCGTCATCAAAAGCTTTCACTCTAAATGTATCTGGACGTTTAGAGATCTCTCCTACTAACTCATTAACAGGAGTGGTAATAATAGAATACATCTTTACATAAGCAGGAAGTTCAAGATCTGATGTCATAAGATCTGTAAAACTTCTAACCTCTGGTTCTTGATAGAAATCCTCCATACGAAGGATACCTTTCATAAGATCATAATTCTTAACAAATGTATCTCTATTCTTAACATACTCAGCATATGCTTTATTAGAGAAATAGTCCATTGTATTCTTGATCCAACTCTCATCCTTTTTTTCCTTCTCAGTTTTGAACTGATCAGGGAATATATTCAGATAAGCATATCTGATTGTTGCATCTTTTGTATATCTAATTATTGCCATTTTATCTAAACAATTTACTTTTTGGTGTGTTAAACATTGATCTGCTCTCTGTAAAGAGCGTATTCTTTTTGTTCTTAGTGAACATTGATTTGATTCGTGAATCTTCCTCTCCACCTATTTTACCCATAATAGGATCTAACTTCATAGCTAATGCCACAGCTAATTCTGCAGCAATGATTCTATCAAAGTTGCCTGATTCATTATATTGGATCATCTCCTCTAATAGAACAGGATCAAATATCTTTGACATACCTTTTATTTCTGATATGATGTTACCATCTTCATCTTTCTCTACATGCACAGCTTCTTCTGTATACTTTTTAAGACATCCATGAAGGAAGTCTCTAATTTTATCAGAAGACCTATGTATTCCATAATCCCTTCTCACTGTAGTGTTTGGAACTATTTCTTTTAACCAATCTGGTTGTCTTTCCAAATAATGAGCATCTCCTTTGGCTATCATGTAGTCTATAAAACTGATCTCATCATTTTCACACAGAGCTCTAGCATTATAATATTTGATGAGGTAACGAGCTTGCTCTTCCCATGTTTCTTTCTTGTCTGGTCTAGCACAATAGCTAGCCACAAACATATCTTGATATTTCTCTCCTGATATAGCATGCATACGTTTGTATATATACACAGATCCTAGAGATGAACTGTAAGCAGACTTTCCTTGTCTATAAGGGTCAATCCCTGCAACATAAAGTCCATATGGAGGAGCTTCAATTGGAAACTCATATATCACTACAGGAGCATCTTTCATGTCACTATTCTTCAGAGGGAAGTTTGATATAGGAAGCTTATCTGTAAACTCATGTTTAACACCATTTCCATCATCATATAAAAAAACAGGTGTACCTGTTCTTTCTTGCATTAATAGTCTGGTTTTCTGTCTTTTAGCAGAATCAATATCAAATATATTGGTATCTTCATTTAAGAATATATCATCCACTTCTTGTGGATAATACATCTTCTCTTTAAGATAGGCCATTCTATCACCAGCTTTTTTAAGCTTCTCTAAATTGGAGTTGGTAATTTCTGTAGCTTTATCTTCATTAGAAACCATCATCTTCACTTGATATAAAGAACTACCAGCTGGTTTTTCTAAGAATGCACCAAGAGAAGATTCTTCTTTGGCTTCCATTCTATATTTATGTGATATGAATAACCCATGCACTCTCTTATCAT